CCTCAGCAGTTCCGTCGCTCTCGGCGGAATAGCCATTTTTGGAAGCTCCGCCTACTACGAGGTCTCGTACAACGTCAGCAGCGACAACCTTCAGTCCAATCTTGGCGCGCCTGTCAGCAGCGGCGTGGACCTGCTGATCAACACCTGGTACTGGTTGAGGCTGCGCAAGAACGGCACGTCCGTGCAGGTCGCGGTGTGGGCAGACGGCAGTGCCGAGCCCGCCGGCGATACACTCTCCCAGACCCTGCCGTCCAACTATTCGATCACGCGGGCCTACTTCTTCGGCGGCACCGGCTATCCGCCCAATGGCGGCTTCGGCTATTGCGGCTATCTCTCTGCCGGCTACGACGGCGAGACGGCTTACCGGCCCTATCGCAAGGTCGACGGCTATGTGCGCGACGGCGGCGTCTGGAAGCCGGCCGATCCGCTCTACGTCAGGCAATCCGGCGTCTGGAAAGACCCGGTCAACTGGTATGCCCGCACCGGCGGCGTCTGGAAGGATTTCTACGGATGAGCCAGCACGACATGTACGCGTTCGTGGTCGATGATGTTGTCGTCAAAACCGGCGACCGCCCCAAATGGCTGACGGACGCCGGCAATCCGGTGTCGGATGCGCGCCTGGCCGAGGACGGCTGGTTTCCGCTCGACATGACGCAGCCCGCCTACAACCAGTCGCGCAGCACCTGCGTTGCGAGGCCGATGGACGAGTGGACGGTCGGAGAGGCGACGGTGTCCATGACCTGGACCGTCGCCGACCGCGACATCGGCGAACGGAAGGCGCTGATGCTGGCGGCTCTCGCCAACCGGCGCTGGCAGGCAGAGGAAGGCGGTACGTCGCTCGGCGGCGCCCCCCTGGCGACCGACCGCATCACGCAGACGAAGGTGACGGCCGCCTATCTCAAGGCGGCCGCCAACCCGGCCTACACCATTCCCGACTGGAAGGGGCCGGCCGGCTGGATGACACTCACCGCGCCGCAGATCATCGCCATCGGCGGCGCCATCGAGGCGCATGTGCAGGCCTGTTTCACCCGCGAGAAGCAAATCGCCACGGCCATCGGCGCGGCCGAGGATCACGACGCACTCGACCAGATCGATATTCATTCGGGGTGGCCGACGACATGAATTTGGACGTGCTTGCGGATGGCGTCTGGCATACGCTCAAATGGGGCGACGACAACAGATCGGAGCCGCCTGCCATGCATTTTCATCTGACGTACGAGGGCGTGCTGTACGGCGCCAGCCGCAACCAGACTCGCGCCACGCACAAGCATGAAGTTCGCAAGGTCTTTCACGAGCAGTTGAAACGCCTTTGGGAAATATCCCCCCCGACTCAAGGCAGAAGACGACGACAACGGACAGGTCGACTACGCCGGGAGGCTGGGTCGCTATGATATGTTCGGCCACCGTTTCGTGCCTCTCGTCGACGAGGACACGACCGTCATGTGCGAGTTGAAGGTGCTGTTGCTGCGCTCCGATGCGCCGGGTGCAGTCGTGAAGTCCGGCGACATCGATAACCGCCTGAAAACGATCTTCGATGCCCTGCGCCTGCCGCATAACCGGGATGAGGTCGGTGGCGAAGAAGGCAGCGGCGAGCCGTTCTTCTGCCTGTTGCGCGACGATGCCCTGATCGAGAGGCTAGAGCTTCGGGTGGACGCTCTGCTTCAGCCGGTGAGCATGCCACCGAACGTCAACGACGTCCGTGCGGTCATTGAGGTCACACTCCGACCCTACGCCGGAACGCTCGGGGCGATACGCTTTATCTAGGGGAGGCCGGCGACCTAGCCGCTCCACCACACCCCCACAAAACCAGCCCGCTTCGCGTGGGCTTTTTCATACCCATTCATGGAGGAGGCCAGCTTGGTCGACCTATCGTACCGCCATGGCGTGACCGTCGTTGAATCGACCGACACGCCGTCGCTTCTTCGCGTCAACCGTTTCGGCATCGCGATGTTCAACGGCACAGCGCCAGACGCCGACGCCGCGGCCTTCCCGATCAACACGCCGACGCTTGTCACGTCGCTTTCGCAGGCTTCGCAGCTTGGCGATAGCTGGCTCAAGTCGGCGCTGGAAACATACTTTGGCGAAGGCGGTTCCTACGCCATCGTCAACCGCGTCGAGTACAACGCGACGCCCGCGACGTTGCAGGCAAACCTTATCGGCGACGCCAGCCTTCAGACGGGCATCTATGCCGCGCTGCGGGCGAAAGACCTGCTTTCGGTCGCGCCGCAGGTCATCAAGCCGCGCGTGCTCGTCACGGAAGGCGATACCGGCTCGTATGTCGAGGACGGCGTCGTTTCGGTGACGATCACAAACAACGGCCAGGACTATACGTCCGCGCCTACCGTAGCGTTTTCGACCGGCGACGCAACCGCGACCGCGGCCATCAACAAGCACAAGGTCGTTTCCATCGCCATCACGAATGCGGGCTCCGGCTATACCGAAGCGCCGACCATCGTGATTGCTCCACCCCCCGCTGGCGGCGTGCAGGCGACGGCGACGTGCACGCTTGACGACGACAAAATCGACGCCATTACCATCACCAACAAGGGCAGCGGCTACACCGAGGCCCCGGCTATCACGCTCACGGGTGGCGGTGGCGGTATCAACGGCGTGCTTACCGCAACGCTTGGCGGCCCGCTGACGGCCATTACGGTGACGGACCCAGGCGAGAATTATCTGTCCACGCCGACCGTGTCGATCACCGGCGGCGGCGGCTCCAACGGTGCGGCGGTTGCCAATCTCGGCGACGTCGCCAACCCGTTCATCTCGGCGTTCAACGCGGTGTGCCCGCAGATCAATGCGCGCGCCTACGTGGCCGGCCCGAATACCACGAATGCCGAAGCCGTCCGGTGGCGCAACACCATCAACGGCGGGCGCATCCTGCCGCTTGATCCGGCCGTGCTGAAGAACGTCAACGGGACGCCGGTACAGAAGCCCATCGCTCCGGTGTTTGCCGGCGTGCGTGCGCGTGTCGTGGCGTCGAGCGAGGGCGTGTCCGGGTCGGTATCGAACAAGATCATCCGTACCATCGACGGCGTCGCGCGGACCATCCGGTATCCAGCGGACTCGAACTACCTCAACGAGCAGCACGTCAACACGATCATCAATGAGCGTGGCGGCTTCCGCACGTGGGGCTCGCGTCTCGCAACGGACGATCTGGTGTGGGCTTTCGACAGCGTTCGCGCCACGGCCGACATGATCAACGAGGCGCTGGAAGACCTCTACTTCGTGTACGTGGACCGCAAGTTCACCAAGCACAATCTGAAGATGATGGTCGAAGACGGCAACGCAGCAATGCGCGTCTTCAAGAACAACAGCGACATTCTGGGTGGCCGCGTCTGGCTGTCCGACCTGAACACCCCGACGCTCAATGCGGGCGGCAAGGTGTTCCTCGACGTCGAGTTCGAGCCGGTCGGCCTGATGGAGCAAATCCACATCACGACGTACCGCAACATCCTCTACTACCAGCTTCTGCTGGATGATGTGCGCGGCGCCATCGAGAACGGCCCGCTGACCCTCGCGGCCTAACAGCATAGGGGCGGCCCCGCGCCGCCCCGCCACCTCAAGGACAATTGAAAAATGGCGCAGAAAGAACTGCCCCGCTTTCTTATGCGGGACTGCATGCTGTACGTCGACCGCGAGAATTATGTCGGCCAGATAGGCGACATCACGCCGCCCGTACCGCAGGCCAAGGTTGAAGAGCTTCGCAATGCCGGCATGATCAAGCCGCGCGAGATCAAGCTCGGCTACGAAAAGTTCGAGTTCAGCTTCAAGATGCCGGGCCTCGACCCGTCTGTCATGGCACTGTTCGGCATTCGCGTCGGCGAAGAAACCCCGTTCATGATTACGGGCGCGCTGGTGCATGAGGATGGCACTGTCTCGTCCGCCGTCATCACGCTGCGCGGCTACGTCAAGCAGGCCGACAACGGCACATGGAAGACCGGCGAGATGGGCGAAAACGACTATCAGGTCGCCGTCCACTACTACAAGCTGGAGGTTGACGGCGAGGAAATCCTCGAAGTTGACGACTTCGACGTGAAGCGCCGCGGCGTGTCCGAATGGGCGCCGATCCGCAACGCTCTGCTGCTGTAGCAGTCGGCCACCTATGCGGCGCCCGTCGCGGCGCCGCTTCTATTTTTCCAAAGGAGTAAACCCATGTCGAACACTGTTACTGTTGCGCTGTCCAAGCCGATCAAGGTCAAGGGCGCCGAGGTTTCCGAGCTTACGTTTCGTGAGGCGGAAATGGGCGACCTGATTGCCGGCGAGACGGTCGGCAAGAGCAACCAGACCGCGACCATCGTGGCGACGCTCGCATCGATGGCCGGCATTTCCTACCCGGAGGCGCAGAAGATTGCGCCGCGCGATTTTGCGAAGATCAACGAAAAGGTCGCCGTGCTGCTGGGAAACGAGGAGGCGGGGGAGGCTGGCACCGACTAGCCGTCTTCCTCGCTCAACAGACGAGCACGCCGCGCAACATCATTGACCACTACAACCCGGACTTCGCCCTGGCGGAATTCGAGGTCGTCATGGATTTGCGCGGCGAGGCCAACCGCAGCGGATATGCGGACCCGACGAAAGAGGATTAGCGCGTGGCTACACTTTCCAGCAAACTGATCCTCAGCCTTGTTGATCGCGTGTCGGGGCCGTCACGTGGTATTGCGGGCAGCCTGACGCGGCTGAATGGGCAGATCGCCCGGATGAACGCCGCCAATCGCTCCGTGGTCGCTCCCATGGCGGGGTTCGCGTCGCGGCTGTTGATGTACGCGGGCGCCTATATTGGCGTCACGCAGGGCGTCGAAAGCACGATTGGCGCGGCCCGCAACATGCAGGCCCAGCTTACTGAGGTTGGCATCAAGGCGGGTCTGTCCGGCGCGCAGATCGATCGTTTGCGCCAGCAGGTCTTGCAGCTTTCGCCCGCGACAAACCAGACCACGACCGACCTTTTGGCCGGCGTCGACACTATGGTCGGCCTTGGGCTTTCCGCCGAACAAGCGGCAGCCGCAATTCCGGCAATCGGCAAGGCTGCGACCGCTACCGGCGCATCGATGGCTGACCTCTCTGCCGCCGCCGTTGCGGCGATGCAGAACCTGAAAATCGGGCCGGAGGAAATGGCCCGGACGCTCGACGTCATGGCCGCCGCCGGTAATGCCGGCGCGTTCGAGCTGCGCGACATGGCGACCTATATTCCGTCGCTTGCCGCGTCATACCAAGGCCTCGGCCAGACTGGTGTTAGCGCGATGACGGACCTAGCGTCCGCATTGCAGATTGTTCGCCAAGGCACCGGCGACAGTTCCAGCGCCGCGACGAACCTGCAGAACATCCTCCAGAAGGTGAACGCGCCGCAGACGCGCAAAGCCTTCAAGAAGATGGGCGTCAATCTCGAAAAGGAGATGACGAAGGCTTCCAAGAAGGGCATGACCCCGATTGAAGCCATTGCGGATATTACGGACAAGACGCTGAAAGGCGACCTGTCCAAGCTCGGCGACCTGTTTCAGGACGCGCAGGTGCAGCAGGGCTTGCGCCCGCTCATCCAGCAGCTAGACGAATACCGGAAGCTACGCGAGGAGGTTGCGGCCTCAACCGGCGCCGTCGACGAGGCTTATGCCCGTCGCATGAAGAATGCGGACGAGCGGCTGAAGGCGCTGCAAATCCGCATCAAGAATGCCGGTACCGTTATCGGCGCCAACCTGCTTGAGCCGCTTGCGCAGGTTGCGGATTATTTCTCCAACATCTTCGATACGAGCGACAAGCGCGTTACCATCTTCGACCAGATCAAGGCGGCGATGGATGGCTTTGCCGGTGGGCTTGGCTTCAAGGGTGGCGCCGAGGCGTTGCAGGCTTTGGGCGATGCCATATTCGGCGTTGCGGGGCCGGACGGCGTCGCTGCCGGTGAGCAGCTTGGCCGCATTGCGGCGAGGTTCCGCGAGTTCGGAGAGACTATCCGCGGCATGTACGACGCCGTGGCGAATAGCCCGCTTGGACCGTTTTTCGGCTCGATTTCTGGGTATGGTGCCGGCCTCGCCCTGACTGCAATCGGCATCGGTTTGTTCGCCGGGGCGGTGCGCAGCCTGGCGGGTGCGCTGTTCCTCCTGTCGGGCGCGAAAGCCGCCGTTGGCATTCTGAAGACGCTGGGCAAGGGCGGCCGGTGGCTGGCGAATGCCGCGACGATTGCCGATGGCGCGGCCGAGGTCGCTGGCGGTGGGAATGGCAAGCCAAAGAGCAAGCATCCCGGCGGAGCTAACAACCCGACTCCGGCTGTCGGCGGCCGGGGCGGCTGGCTGAAAGCGATGGGCCTGACCAGTGTCATGGCCATGTGGGCGACTCTGGTTCAGGGGCTCGGTGACACGCCGGGCGACACGTTTGAGGATATGGTCGCAAACCAGGCCAAAGACAGGGGGGCGCTTCAACGACTTCTTGGCATTGACCCGGATGGACCGCCGGCAGAGCAACCCGGTGCTGGTCCGTCTGCTCGCGGCCGGAAGCACAAGCGCGAACCGGTCGAGCCGTTCAAGGACGATGACGGTATTGCGCAGCGCATAAAGCGCTTTCTGTTTGGCGTGGCGGCCGACCCAGACTTCGACGCGCGCGAGCACTTCCGCATAGAGCGCGGCACGCCGTCCGCCACACCAGCGCCGCAAGGGGGGGCTGGCGGCACGATACAGAACATGCTCAACGGCATGGACAAGCCTGTGTCGCAAGCGCCGTCTCCGTCTGAATATGCCGACGCGATGCGGGCCGTGACTATGCAGACCCGGTCGACCGGCGTCTCCGACGTGAATGTGACGAATCCGCCGCCGCCAGTAATGGCGCCGATTACGGTCAATCAGAACATCACGATGGAACAGGCACCGGCGGCGGCCGCGAAGGCGGTTGCCGATGCGACCGGTGCGTCAGTGCAGGCGGCTGTCGAGGGGTCGCTGGGCGGCGGGTATGCTTAAATGCCGACGATCAACAATGTCGTTAATGAGCCCGCTGTAACCAAGGCCCAAACCACCAATGCGGCGACAGCGAAGCTGCCCGCGTTGGTAGCTGGCACATGACCTTTGACCGGCGGCCACAGTAGCGCCGCCGGTACAAACGCGGCGCTTGCGACTAGCGCAAGCGAGCCGAACAAATATTCGTTGTGTCCCTTCCATCGAGCGATGGCCTTAGCCGCCGCATAGCTCGTGAAAAGGACCGCAAAGAATAGTGTCGCGTTCAAGCCTCCACCCATTTCCCCAGGATACTAAATGTCCGGCCCGGTTTCAATGATGCTCGGCGCATTTGCGTTCGAGTCCCTGGGTTTCGGCTATCAGGACGTCGGGCGCAAGGTGGACACGCCTTGGGCCGACATTCCTGTCGCCGCGACCCTCAACCAGCAGCAATGGACCGGCCCCACCTCAGACGAGGTGACCATCAAGGGCGTGCTGTTTCCAGTCGAGTTCGGCGGGCAGTCGTCGCTCAACGGGCTGATAGCCGCGCAGAATGCCGGCACGCCGCTGATGTTTGTGTCGGGCGATGCCGGTGAGGGCATTATCCGCGGTATGTTCACCATCCAGTCCATATCCGAAGACCGCAGCTTCCACGACCAGCGCGGACGGCCACTGAAGAACGCCTACCAGATCACGCTGAAGCGCTACGGCGCGGCATCGGCGGGCGGCTCGCTGATGGGCTCGCTCGGCAACCTTCTTTGGTGAGCGACATGGCCAACACGTACATTGCGAAGCAGGGCGACGTCGTCGACCTGATTTGCGCCCGTTATTACGGCCGCACCCGCGACGTCACCGAGATGGTGCTTGACGCCAATCCGGGCATTGCCGCGCTTGGCCTGGTCTTGCCGATGGGCACCGCGCTGGTCATGCCGGACGCGCCGCGCAGCACCAAAATGCCGGTGCTTCTCAGTTTGTGGGACTAACCGCCCCGCCAGCCCACAGTCGCAGGTGACCGATGCACCCCATCATAAACATCACGGTTGCCGGCAAGACTGTGTCTTCCGGCTTCTACAGCCGGCTTGTGTCGGCGTCCGTCACCGACAAGGAAGGCATCACGTCGGACACGTTCCAGATGGAGCTGAACGACGGCCCGCCGGATTTTGTCGACCTGCCGACGCCCGGCGACGCGGTGTCCATCTCGATGGGCTACGCCGAAACCGGCGTGCGCAAGCTCGGCGACTTCGTCGTCGACAAGGTGTCAGGCAAGTGCCTCCCTTACAGCGTCAGCATATCCGGCAGGGCTGCGGCCCTGGGGCGGGCCAAGACTCTGAAGGAAAACAAGGAGCGCCATTGGGACAAGAAGTCCGTCAAGGACATCGTCACCCAACTGGCGGGCGAGCTTGGGCTGTCGGCGAAGGTCGACGGCGAAATCGGCGCCTATGTCTATCCGTGGTTTGCGCAGGAAGACGAAACCAACGCCCATGTCTTGAGAAGGCTTGAGCGGCGTCACAACGGGCTGTTCACGATCAAGGGCAACAACCTGATTTTCGCCAAGCGCGGGAGCGGGCTGTCGTCGAGCGGCGTCGGGATGGGCTCGGTGGTCGTCGTGCCGTCGATGATTATCCTCGGCTCCTGCACCTACGAGGCGAACGACCGAACGAAGTACAAGAAGGTCGTCGCCTACCATCAGGACAAGGACAAGGTCGAGCGCGTCGAGATCGAGCAGGACGCCGACGCCGATGGCGAGGCGATCTATCGGTTGCCGGAGCCATTCGCCAGCGTCGAGGAGGCCGACAAGGCCGCAGCGGCGAAGGCCAAGGATTTGAAACGCGGCGAGGGCAGCGCCAAGGTTACTGTCGTGGGCGATTCCTCGATTGTGGCCGGCGTGCCGCTGCGGTTTAGCGGCGTGCGCCCGCAGCTTGATGGCGTGCCGTATGTGATCGACACGGCGACGCACACCTTTAGCAAGACGGCGGGCTACCGCACGGAAATCAGCGCGAAGCTCTACGACGGCTCGTCGGGCGGCGGCAGTGGCGGCAGTGGCAGCGGCAAGGCCGGGCAAGGTGGCGCTGGCACCGGATCAGCGCCGGGCAGCAGCGCCGCAGGCGGCAAGAGCAGCCCGCTGGCTGGTGGCACCAGCGCTCCGTCAGGGTGGGGGACCGATGTGCGAAACGGGTACTTGGACGCGAACTAGCACACCGTAAGGACGATTCCATGCTTATCGAGAACTGGCGCGAGGTGCTCCGCAAGGCGTGGAGCATCCGCCTGATACTGCTGGCCGGGCTGCTGTCCGGCTTGGAGGCGGTGCTGCCGTATATCGGCGCGCTGCCGATACCATCGGGCGTGTTCGCCCTTCTTTCGATGTTTGTCATCGCGGCGTCCTTCGCGGCCCGCTTGATGGCGCAGAAGGATCTAAAGGGATGAGCAGACTTAGAAACGCCGCCCTCGGCGTAACGGCTGCTGGCGCGCTGGCTGTCGGGTTTGTCGGGAATTGGGAGGGGCTTCGGTTAGTCGCCTACCAAGACGTCGTCTCTGTATGGACGGCATGCTATGGCGAAACCAAGGGAATCAAGCCCGGCATGAAATTCACGAAGCAGCAGTGCGACGTGATGTTCATCGAGTCGCTTGAGAAGCACGAAGCCGGCATGCGACGTTGCCTCAAGAATCCCGACGCGCTTTCCGACAAGACCTATGTGTCAATGGTTTCCGCCACGTACAATATCGGGGTCGGCGCCTTCTGCGGGTCTTCCATGGCGCGCAATATCAACGCCGGAAACATCCGCGCCGCATGTGACTCGCTGCTGGCTTGGAACAAAGCCGGCGGCAAGGTCGTGAAGGGGCTGGTCAACCGCCGGGCCAAGGAGCGCGAGCTATGCTTGGCGGGCTTGTAGGCGGCTACGTCAAGCCGGTGCTTTACGGGCTGGCCGTGCTCGCCATCGCGGTGGCAGCGTGGTGGCTTTACAGCGCCGGCTACGACCGGGCCGAAGACAAGTGGTCTGCTCTCTACAACAAGCGCGAGGCCGAAATCGCGCAGGCCGTAGCGGCAGAAACCAACCGCATCCAGCAGGCCAATGCCATGGCGAAGGCCGCCGAAGCTCGCCGCCTCGCCGAACTGGCCGCAGAAAACGCGGCCTTGGAACAACGCATCAAGGAATTGTCGGATGAGGCTGACGCTGATCCAGATCGCGACCGCGTTTGCCTGTCTGACGACAGCCGGCTGCGTGTCGACTCCATCCATTAGGTATGTGCCGTTGCCGCCGCCGCAATTGCTTGAGCCGGACTTGTCGGTGCTCAAGGACTGCCTCGGCCCGATACGGCTGCCGAAGGGCACGCTGACGCAGCGCGATGTCGAGCGGTTGTGGATTACGGATCGCAAGGCGCTCATTGACTGTGGCAAGCGGCACAAGGCCCTCCGCGACTTCTACCAGGAGCGCGACAAAGCAATTCGCGAAGGCCGTGCGCTGTGAGTATCGAAATCGGCATAGCGCTGGCGGTACTGACTGCCATCACGGGCGCTTTCTGGCGCATGTGGGACTTGATTGAAAAGGCCGGCAAGAAGGGCGAGGTTGCGCAATCCAATCTGGACGCGCACCGCCTCCATACCGCCGAGACCTACGTGACCAAAGCCGGGATGCAGGAGCAGACGGCCTTGCTGATGAAGTCCATCGAGCATGTCGCCGACCGCGTGGACGGCATCAATACGCGGCTCGACCGCATACTGGAATCACGGCCTGCCGCCCAGCGGGACACGACATAATAATAAGAACACTATAGCTGTTGTCCTGCTGTGCCGGCTTTCGCCGACCTCAAGGCCATGCAGCACGTGCTTTACGCCCGCTTCCCTCACCGGAAGCGGGCTTTTTTTGTTGTTTCTGCGCCCTCGGCCAGAAACCGCTTGCGTTCCAGAATCAAATTACCCGTAATCATAATTAGGACTGGCGAAACGCACCGTCCTTTCCGCCCAAGCAGGCGACGAAACCCCGAACGCTATCAGGACAGGGCTTGAACCCATGCGCCTTTTGCTTGCCGCCAGACTGGCGGCCGGAGCCATTATTGTCGGCGCGCTTTGCGCGTGTTCCGGCCCGACGAGACACTCCACGAAAGACAAGCCGCACGATATCGGCGTAGCTGCGGCAACCGTCGCCGGCTCCGCGAATGTCCGTGTTGAGCGGACGGACGGGCTGGGCTCCGGCGTCTACATCGGCAACGGCATCGTGCTGACGGCGGCGCATGTCGTGGACGGCGCAAGAGAGGTGAAGCTGCGCAGCGACGTCGGCGACGTCCAGACCGGCGAAGTCCTGTGGGTCAACACCGCATACGACATAGCGGCCATCCGGCCCGCGAGCGCAAAGCGCTTCGCGGAAGCGCGCCTTGAATGTCGGTCGCCGGAAGTCGGCGAGGCGATTACAGCCGTAGGCAATCCGGTCGGAGTCGAGTTCATCACCATGCGGGGTTACGTCTCCGGCGGCGAGCGTGAGGTCACCGGCTTCTGGCGGACCGTGTTCGCCATGGACGCTACGACCATGCAGGGCATGTCGGGCGGGCCGGTATACGACGCCGATGGCGACGTGGTGGGCATTACGGTGGGCGCTGTCGGCACGAGGCCAGGTGGCGGGCTGGGGCTGGCCGTCCCGGCAAGCGTGGTTTGCGGGCTGCTTGGGCGGGCGCAGGTATGACCCGCCTTTTCATCGCGAATTTCGCAGGTGCATGTGTCGTCGCATGGGCGTGGTGGCTCGGTCAGCTGGACCGCTTCTACGACCACGGCGCTGTGTGGCTGCTGGCCGGCGTGTTTGCGGCGGGCGTCGTGTCGGCGTTCCTGTCGCTCGCCCGCAAGACCGCGGCGCTGCTGAAAGCCGAGCACCTTGAGGACTTCGTCAAGGCGCTGTTTGTCATCGGCATCATCGGGAATGCGTGGGGGATGTTGCAGGCGTTCGCAGGCATCGACCCGTCGGCGTTGAGCGAGCCCGCACGGGCCGCGGAGGCCGGCGCGAATCTGCTGGCGGGCGCCGGGACAGCCTTCGGCTCCACCCTTGTCGGGCTGACGCTTGCGCTCTGGATGATGATCAACGTCCGCATCGTCAATACCGCGCTTTCGCTGCGGGGTGCCTGACGTGCGGCGCTCGTCGGACTCATGGCTGTGGGCTTTCGTCGACCAGTTGTTGATCGGCAGCTTCACCTTCATGGCGCTGGCCGTCCTAATCCTGCCGAGCCTCAATCCGCCGGCTGTTGCCAACCCCGAAGCGACCCGGCCACCGGGTTCCATCGCGGTGGCTATAGCCTGGCCAGACGGACCCGCCGACGTCGACCTTTGGGTGCTTGCGCCCGGAGAGCCGATTGCCGTGGGCTACGCCAACAAGTCCGGCAAGGTGTTCAGCCTGCTCCGCGACGACACCGGTGTCGACGGTGATATGTCGCCGCTGAATATGGAGAATGCCTTCGCGCGGGCTACGCCGGCCGGCGAGTACGTGGTCAACATCCACGGCTATTCGCTGCCGTTTGGCACGACGAAGGTCTACGTCGAAGTGTCTCTCGGCAGGTCGGCCGACAGCATGAAGCTCCTGGTGTCGACGGAGTTGGAGCTTCGCCACCAGCAAGAACGGACGGTCATTCGCTTTAGATTGGACGAGCGCGGGCAGGTCGTGTCCGGCTCCGTCAACAACGTATTCAAGGCTTTGAGGAGTGCACGAAAATGACGTCACTTATCGTAATCGGCATCGCATTCAGCGTCGCCATGCTGTGCGGTGCGTGGGTTCTAGCGCACGGCGCGATGAAGGAAGGCGAAGACGAGTGACCACCGTCGCTACCGTCTGGCTGGCGCTCGCCTTGCTCTTGTGCGGCTTCGCATGGGCGTCAACGCGGCGCACGCCAGCCCTGACGCTGCCCGCGATGACGGTGCTTGCCGCGCTCGCTATGTATGTCCCGCTCGGTCAGCCGCAGTTCACCGCGCCGCCGCCCGGCAACTACACCGTCGTCGGCGCTAAGATCGTCGTCCCGTCGGCCACAGACAGCGGCGCTATCTACGTCCTGCTCGATAGCGGCACCGGCGAGCCGATATATTACGTCCTACCGTACAGCGCCGCCCGTGCAGGCGAATTGCAGGGCGCGCTGGATGGCGAAGGCGGCGTTGTGGCCACGGTCGGGGAGGACGGTGGCGTCCGGTACGACGGCGAGCCGCCTGTGACCGGCGACGCGCCAAAGCAGGCGGAGCAGCCCGCATACACCATCGACGGCTGACGCCGCAGGCCGATGCCGTCGCAGGCTGAAACAAGGACATGCGCATTGACGATTCCATTGACCGACGAACAGATTGCGTCCGCTGCGGTCGCATACCGCGAGCAGGGCAGCATTCGCAAAACCGCCGCCTTGCTTGGGCTGTCCTACGGCGCGGCACACAAGCGCGTCACGCGCGCTGCGGAACGCGGGCTGCTCGGCACAAAGCCGGTGTTGCCGGGCTACGAGATAAAGAGCATCGCCAGCAAGCAGGGCGAGGCGTGGGTGCGGCAGGGCAAGGCGGCCGGCGAAGTGTTCGAGATGCCGGACGGGCACACCGCCAAGGGCTACAGCGCACTTGTCGATGCCGAAGGGCGGGTCATCCAGAAGTGGGTGAAAACGCGGGAGACGCCATCGGCCGCCGACATTGCCGACATTCTGGCCAAGCGCTTCCAGCACTATGAGCCTGCCGCCCCCTCCATCAAGCTTTCTTCATTGGGTGACGCCGACTTGCACTGCCTTGTGCCGTGTAATGATTGGCATGTTGGAATGTTCGCGTGGGTGCGGGAGACAGAGACGAATTGGGACTTGAAGATCGGCCCGCGCGTCATCGGGGCGGCGATTGACGAGACGATAGGCCGCTCGCCTATCAGCCATACGGCAATAGTGCTGGGCGGGGGAGACTTGACCCACGCCGACAACAACGACAATCGCACGAAGCGCTCGGGCAATGTGCTTGACGTCGATGGCCGCCATACCAAGGTTGTCGAGACGGCGGGCGAGATGATGGTCCGCACCGTGGACGCGGCGTTGCACCGGCATGGCCGCGTGCTGGTGCGCAACCTCAAGGGCAATCACGATGACGAAACCGCACCGTCAATCGCGTGGTTCCTGAAAGCTTGGTATCGCAACGAGCCGCGTGTTCACGTCGACATCGACCAATCGCTTTTCTGGTACCATGAACACGGGCAGACCATGCTTGCCGCAACGCACGGCCACGCGGCGAAGCTGCGGGACATGCCGCAGATCATGGCGACTCGCCGCCCCGAGATGTGGGGCAGGACGCGCTATCGCTACGCGCATGGGTTTCATGTTCACCACAAGTCCGGGTTCGTGGCGGAGGAAGGCGGCGTCGTGGCCGAGTCGCACCAGGCGCCAATCCCGCAGGACGCATGGCACTACGGCGCCGGGTTCCTGTCGGGCCGATCTGTGCAGGCTATCAGCTACCACCGACTATACGGCGAGAACGGTCGCGTTCGGGTAGCCGTTCTTGACGGCGGGCCAGTGGCGGCAAACGACAACACCCCGCAAGCGAGGGCGGCATGAGCGTAGTTCGCATCATCGGCGACGTGCACGGCAAATTCCGCAGGTATCGCGAGATCATCCGCGGCGTGCCGTTCAGCATCCAGGCCGGCGACATGGGCGTCGGTTTTCGGCGACAGCACGGAGATTTCACCTGGATGCCCAACCCGCCGTTCGACGCCATGTCGGAAGGCAGGCATCTGTTCATCCGAGGCAATCACGACAACCCGTCTATATGCAAGACGCAGCGCTACTGGATACCTGACGGGACGACAGTCGACGGCATCTACTGTCTTGGCGGCGCGGTCAGCATCGACCGGGCTTACCGCACCGATGGCCTGGACTGGTGGCCGGACGAGGAATGCAGCTACGCCGAACTTGAGCGCATGATCGACGAGTATGCGGCCATCAAGCCGGAAATCGTCATCACGCACGACTGCCCGGATTCGATTGCCAACGAAATGCTAGCCGCGCTCACCCGGCGAAAGATCGAGGACGGCAGTCGGACACGACAAGCGTTGGAGCGAATGCTCCATCTACACCAACCGCGCGAGTGGTATTTCGGCCATTGGCATGTGTCGTTGCAGTTCAAGTCCGGTCAAACCCTGTTCCGCTGCCTTAATGAATTGGAGTACGCAGATGTCGAGCTTTGAACACTTCGATTGGTGCGGCATAGAGAAGCGCTACGTGCCCCGCGACACCGTGACCGAGACGACCTTCGGGGAACTAGACGACGCCGCCCGCTGGCATGTCGAGGGCGCGCTGCGACCTGCCAACGACAACGCCCCCACCATCGACGATATGGGCCGCCTGCAGGGCTATCTCTATCTCGGCAGCCCATACAGTAAATACGAGCTTGGCCATGACGCAGCGGCCTATGTCGTCGGGCGTGCCGCTGGGCAGCTTATGGCGCGCGGCTTGCGAATCTACTGCCCTATCGTGCATGGGCATTATATCGCCAAGACGCACAGGCTGCCGGAAGACTGGAGCTTCTGGAAAGACCAGTGCCAGCCGATGATCGACGCGGCGTCGGCGCTTATCGTCCTGCAGATGGATGGATGGGAGGAAAGCGTCGGGCTGACGTACGAAATCGAGGAGTTTCGTCGGGCTGGCAAGCCAGTCGCATATGTGACGCCGGCAGCGTTGAACCATGCGTGTAGGAGGGTGGCATGACCCCCTACACCAGCGGCGCCCTCATCGCGGCGGGCGTTAGCCCCATGCCGATGGAGGAGGCGGCGCATCGCGCCTTTAATGCTGTCGGCGAGCACGACGGCAAGCTTGTCCGAAGCGCGCTGTATTCTTCGGACGCAACCACGCAGAAGTTTTGGGATGAGTTTGTGCAGGCGCATCGCGCGCTGCACCGGAAGGAGGCGGCGTGATGGAAGATAGATACTTCATGTCCACGGACGGCTGCGGCCACTGGTACGTTATCCCAGTCGCCCGGCAACATGAATGGGAGGAGTGGGTCGACATCCCGGAGGATGACGAGCGTGCGTGGGACGCACCAGAGTTCGCCGAGCCGGTCGGCGGCTCGCCCTCCTGTGTCACATTCACCAGCCCCTTGGTGCCACAATGAAACCCGGAGACAAAGTAGCCTGCGTCGATGACGCATTCCCTTACGGCGTTGGCCCGCAAGGCATAAAGGCCGGCGAGGTCTACACCGTGTCATGGGTGGGCCAGTGGAATCACCCGGTAGACGGCACGTACCGTGGCGTCCGGCTGGCTGAATTGCAGCGGGGCGCGGACCCTGCTTGCTATTGCGACGACCTGCCGTTCCGCGCATCGCGGTTCAAGCCGGTGGTGGCGCCGAAGAGTGAGCGAGTGATGGAGGTGGCGGAATGAAGCGAGTGCTGATCTGCGGCGGGCGGGATTACGCCGACCGCGACAAGCTTTACCGGGAGATGGACCGCATTTGCCAAGAGCGCGGCTTTTATCACGGAGGCGATTCCAGCGGTGAGCCAAACTGGCTGCCTAACGTGACTGTTATCAGCGGGATGGCGAGGGGCGCGGATACTCTCGGTTGTGGATGGGCGGAAACCAACTGGTGCCCGGTACTTGAATTTCCCGCAGACTGGCGTCGGGACGGTCGCGCTGCTGGGCCTATTCGAAATCAGAAGATGTTGGACGAAGGAAAGCCCGATGTTGTCGTTGCCTTTCCTGGCGGGCGCGGCACGGCCGACATGGTGCAGCGGTCCCGCCGTGCGGGCGTTGAGGTTTTGGAGATTGCCGCATGACCGAGAGCATGATTGAGCGGGTGGCGCGGGCAATCGCAAAGGCGGACGCAAGACCATACGAAGACGCGCCGAATCTGTTTTGCGGCAAGGCTCGCGCTGCTGTCGAGGCAATGCGTGAGCCGACAGACGCGATGGTGGACGCTGCGTGGGACGCGATAGGCGAGGGCTATGACACGATGGCAGCGGCGATCTCGGCCGCCGCTCAAGCCGCCCTCAACGAACAGGTGGCCGGATGACCTACACCGGAACAAGCCGCTATGGCTTAAACCGCGCGCAGCCCCAGCCTACGCCTCACCAACTCTACAGCCCTTGGGGCCATCAGCCAGACAACGACAACACCCGGAGGCCGCGCACATGGCCGCCGATGATCGGCCTCACCGGCAAGCGCAACGTGGGCAAGTCGACGGTGGCTGCGATGCTGGAGGAAGAATATGGCTTCGAGCGCATTCATGCGTTTGGCGCTGGCAAGCACGCTGCCGCCGCCTGGTTCGATTATGTCGGCGGCGACGGCGACCGGATGGTGTGGGGCGACCTGAAAGACCAGCCGTCCGAATACCTGCCGGGCGGCGTAGCGCCGCGGTACTTCCTTGAGCGCTTCGGCAAGTTCATGGGCGAGGAAATGGGCGTCGCGTGGACCTTGGGGCTGGAAATCATCCTTGCCCGCGAACGCAACCCGCGCGCCCCCATCGTGGTGGAGTCCGTCGTCTACGAAGCGGATTGCTTCAAGCGGCTGGGCGGCACGATATGGCGTCTTGAGCGCCCCGGACACAGGGGGCCGGTCGGGCAGGAGTCGGACGCGGAGCAGGCGCGCATCGTCGAGGACGCTATCATAAGTGCTGCGACCGTCGACGATCTTCGCCGGCAGGCACGCAACCTTTATCAGCAAATAGGGGGTGGGACGTGATGCTCACATGGGCAGACAACACCGCGTGCCGCAACGGGCAGGCGGTCGGCACCGTGTCCGAGGACCGCGGACGCTGGATGTGGCATATCGAGGCCGTACGCGGCGCGCATGTCACGAAGGTCTACGGCTGGTGTCGGAGTGCGGTTGCGGCCCGCAAGGCACTTGAAGGCGCGTGGGCCAGGTGGTGTGCGGCCTACGGGCTGGTGGCCGGCTAGTCGCCTGCAACACCTAATTCAGCCCCGCCTCGTGCGGGGCTTTTTTGTTGGCTACAGGTCGCCCCACGGCCCGCCAATCGAAATGTCCCGAAGCAGCGCGTGCACGTCGTCCATCTGGGCGTCGGTCGGCTGTGGCCGGTCTACGATGCGACCGCCTTCACCAATGTCGCCGCCAAGCGGCAGGGCAAACATGCGGTTGCCGCCATGGGCGACCAGAAACTCCAAGCCAGGGATCGCGGCCCGCATAATGGTTGCGGTGCGCTCGCGCTCGTCGGCTGTCGTATTGTCGGGGAAGGCAATCATGATGAGCGGCAGCCCGCTGGTCGGCCGCGATGTGGGGAATGGGATGACGTTCATTGGCGCTCTCCTTTCCCGTTGATGTTCGCGTTTTGTTCTCGTATTGTCAAGTCATGCCAGACTGGTCGTCCATAACCGAGCTTGCCGAGATGATGGTTGCCAGGGCGCGCGCCCGCAAGCGGGTGGTGCTGTCGTCGGAAACCGCCTACATCGTCGGGCTCAGGCTGATGACTGTTGATGCGCGTCCGACGCGGGATGCCGTGGCCGGGATGATCTGCGACAGCAAGTGCACCAAGCTGTGCATCCCGTGCATCTGCAAGGCGAACGTGATCGTCAACGC